CCTTAGGGTTAAACTTGCATGTAAGCAACATTCACGTCCTTACGTACAAATTGTTCTAAGTGGTCTAAACGAACCTATTGAAATATTACATCCTGTAATTCAGCACCTAATATTTAAATATTTAGTAATTTAGTTTTGGTTAATTGTATGGCTTTTAGCCGTTCTATTATTTAGAAAAACCTTACACGTTGGTTGATGTACCACGTAAAATTTACATCATTCCACCGGTCTGTACACAGGATAGACCAAACTTGTCACTTAAGGGAGGATGGATTTCCTCCTGAAAAACATAACATTTGTTTGATAACAACGAAGGGATTCGTAAGCCTTTGTAAAGAAGGTGTTAGAAAGTAGATTTATGGCACTACATTTCTTACCTGTAATTTGATATAAAAATATAAAACAATATACAAAATATAAAATATAAAAACAATATACAAAAATTTAAAATTATAAAAGCCCCTCTCTCGAAAGGAGAGGATGAAAAACAATATAAAATGAGTGACTGCACCCCACTTTACATCTCAAGTGGACAATAATCATTATAGCATTAGTCTTGGAGGCTAAGCCTAGTGCTTTTGATAATGTAGATGTACTCCAAAGTCCGATGACTTGGTACTTGAAACAGTTTGGAGTATAATATAAATTTAGTAATTACCGAACTCTACCAGGAGTATAAACTGCTTACTCTCCGCTATGAAAAAGTTTAATAATAACCCCACCGCTTTGTCTCATGAATGCCGAAAGAAACCTCGACGCACTCGTACAGCCGCAGTTGAAGTATTAATGCTTTTTTCAGAATTTGCAGAGAATATCGAACTTCCAGAAACCGTTGACGGCAATGTAAAGGTCAGACCGTCTTCAGTTAATGTCCAACCTCAGATGTTTTCGTTTGATCATAATTTAAAAATGGATGATGAAACAAAACTATTTCTGAGTGATCTTGTAGAACCTGTTCGAAAATTAAACACCACTATAGACACAACAAGCGAGTCTATTAGTGCTACTGTTGGTGGTTTGAGTAATCTACCAACTAAAACAAAACAAATACTTTCCAGCTTCTTTGAACAACTGTTTGGTAAAGATGTAGTTAAAGCGCGTTTAGTAGTTTTAGCTGCACTTACCTGTTATAAGTTGTGTAAAAGAAACCAACTATCTACTTTTGAAAGAATGGTTGTTCTGTGTGGTTGTATGTATTTATTGTACGACTGTATTGAACAAGAAGGTTCTGTTGTAGAATATTTCGTTATAGTAAACAGTATTATTTTTGATGTAATTTCCTTGTTGCTCTATCCTAGTACTGATGAATCTCAAGAATATCGTGAACAAGGAGAAGACTTTACTGTAACTCCTCTAGATAGTAGTGATGAAGGTGCAACATCTGTCACTGCTCAAAATGGAGGTGATGTATCATTTGATATATCTCAAGTTGAGTCACTTGTTGATCTAACTTTAACAGGAGTAGGGCTTACTAATGCTCTAGCTTCTGATACAAAAGCTTCTTTGTTTACACAACTTAAAGATGTCACTTCTATGCGCTCCAATTTCCAAAAAATGATTAAAAGCTACATTGATATTATTGTAGGTTTTGTTAATTGGGTTGCCTTTAAACTTTTTGGTCAACTTAATTGGATTAGGAAATCCACTGGATTAGTAGAAGCTGACAATATTATTGAAAGAGTAGACAGGTACGTAAGACAATCTTACTCTGGTACTTTACCTTACTCAAGAGGTCTTGTTGGAGATATTGAAAGTTTAAGAGGTGAATTATCTGAATTGATAAGATCAACTCCTAGAACTGAAACTTCATCAGGTGTAATTGTAGAACTTCAAAAGAAAGCTAATCAATTAGAGACTATATATCAGGCTTTATGTGTGAATCCAAAGCACAAAGCTGGGTATAGATTTGAAACCATTTTGGTATATATTGATGGCCCACCTGGAGTAGGTAAAACTACCGTATCAAACTTTATAGCTGCACATTGTGTGCGTTTAACCACTGATAATGAAGAGTTTAAGCATTTCTCTGAAAATACAAATCATTATATTTTCCAGCGAAATCCTGAAAACGAGTATTGGGATGGTTATAGATCACACCATAGAGTAGTAAAGTATGACGATATTGGTCAAAAGAGAGATCAAATAGGCGAAGATCAATGGTTTGAAATTATTCGAGCTATAAACGTTGCCCCATTTCATCTCCATATGTCCAGTATTGAAGAAAAGAAAAACTGTTATTTTGACTCTCCTTTTGTAGTCGCAACTTCTAATATTCCACATAAGAAAGAAGATTTTGTGTCTAAGGTTAAGAGTTTGAATTATCCAGAAGCGTTATATCGTAGGCTAACCATTACTGTGGAACCTATAGCAAACAATTCTATTTCTGATGAAGGTAAAATTGATAAACAGCTTTTTGAAAAAGTTGAGATACCTTCTCCTTACTATTGGAAATTTAAGGTTAATGGTCCTGGGTTAACTGACAGGGTATTGACATGGAGTGAATTTACTCAATATTTAGAATCTGTTTATAATGCACAACTCAAAATGTTTGACAGAAATGTATTAGGACAACACGCTTATAACAAAACATTGTGTGATGACTCTTATGCTGAATTGTATAATTCAGCACTGCCGTCAGATATTCGCTTTGATAACTTTTTAACAAAAGCTAGCAATACAATATTTGACGCAGCAGATGCTATCACGTATAATAATACTGATGTGTTGCAAACTTTAAAGAAAACTGTACTGGGTACTCTTAGTAACAACAAACAAAAGGAAAAGGAATTAACTAGTGCTTTGGCTGATGCAGTCAAAATGCCTGGTTCTATTTCTGTCACTGCTCAAGTAGGTTCCAACTTTGTTTCTGATTGGGAAAGTGCACATCCTATGACTTACCACATTCCTGATCGTAATGATGCAAATGGTGTTGCTCAAGGAGTTCAAGTTCGAGATGATTCTAGTGATTCTATTTTCCAAGACGAAGAAGAAACAGACTTTGATCGTGTGTTAGGTATATTAAATACAAAAATGACGTCAGAGTTTTCCGTGAAACAAGTAGACCTGTTTTCACTTGTAAGTGATAACGAGAGAAAGGATTTTGACCCTATTTGGGACCAACTATTAGACCGTCTCACAGATCAAGATATTGAAATAATGGTCTCCAATATGCGAGCTGCGATGAGCTTTCACTGCTTTGTAGTGTGTGATGATGCTTATAGTGTAGCTTGTTTATATTTTCATAAGGAACCTTTTTCTGCAAATACTTTTAAACATGTGTTGATTAAGAAGTCTGTATGGGATGCTCCATATGGTTCTTCTTATGTGTTACCTGGTGTTGAATCAGAATCCAAGTTCGAAAGCTTAGCTGAAAAAGTTAGATTAAATCTTGGTTTACCTTCTATGGAAACAATGAAAACAATTGGAAAAGTAGGATTAGTGTTAGTAGGAATATGGAAAGCCTCAGGCTTGGTAGTATCAATAGTTAGATACATGTTCCCCTCTATATCACCACAATCTGCTACTCATTTGTCTAAAAGTAGAAATGTTAAGGCTAGAATTAATGTCAAACAACATTTAGAATCTCTAAAACAAGTGAGAGCAGCTGTTCCCCAGAACGGAGATGAAGATTTAAGTGAGTCTAATTCTGAAGAAAATTGTAGTTCAATTGTTAAGAAAAATTTAGTTCAATTAAAGGTAATATCTGAAAGTGGAACGTACCACATAGGTTATGCTTTAGGTGTTAAAGATAGTATGTCTCTCTTCCCATCTCATTTTATAACAAAATGGATGAATGATCACGTAGAAGATTCAATTCTTTTTGTTAGAGGTTCGGTAACTGTTACAGTTCCTGTTGTACAATTTTTAAAAACTGATCGTTGTATTGTATGGGGAGAAAAGGATCTCGCTCTTTGTGAATTACCCGCTAATCTTGGAAGATTTAAAGATATAACTGGCAAATTTGCGAAAGCAGCAGAGAGACCAATCAATGCTGTTCCTGTGCGTATTCCAATTCCTCATGCGAATGTACAATATGGTACTATGGCAAAGATTGCAGACTATTCTCTGAAATATAATGTAGGTCATGTATCTTATGATACTAGAAATGTAATTACATACCCTTGTAAAACTAAGCGAGGTGATTGCGGTGCCCCTATCCTCAGAGATGATAACGCAACACAACAACGAGTTATATTAGGACTACACATTGCTAGAGATGATATTCAACAAGCATTTTGTGCAGCTATATATCAAGAAACGTTGTCTTTAATATTTTCAGAGTTAAACGAAAGCTTACCCAATTCCCCTCCACTTCTTGTTGAAGCACAGAGTGGTATCCCTCAATTTCTTGAGAAGTTTAAGATATTGGAACCTCACCCAGCTGGGTCGAATTTTGTATCTGCAAAGAACAACATTTCACCAAGCCCAGTTTTTGAGTGTCGTGACTATCATGTTCCCCTGACTGCTCCTGCTTTACTCAAATCAAATGGATCTGTTGACCCTTGGGAAGTGTCCTACAGGCGTTACAGAATGGAACCATGTAATGATGTAGATCATAAAGCTCTTCAAAAAGCTTATGATGATTTGTGTGTTTTCATGAGTTCCCAAAATACGGTGAAAGTTAAGCAAAGGGTACTCACTCTAGCAGAAGCTGTCTTTGGAGACCCAGAAAATGAGTATCTTGATTCTATTAAAACGTCTTCTTCTCCTGGTTTTCCCTTTAAGAAAACCTATCCAAGGTGGAAGAAAGATATTTTTGGATCCAATACTTTTGATGAAACAACAGAAGCTTATGCACAGTTAGTTTGTGAAGTGGACAAAATCAAAAGTGAATGGATTAAAGATTTAGACCCTCTTATAGTTTATACAGAGAACTTGAAATGTGAAAGAAGACCAATCTCTAAGGTTATCTTAGGAGGTTCTAGAGGCTTTTCTGGAGCTCCCTTTCCATTTTCAGCTCTCGTTAAAATGTATTACTTTACTGCTGGTGAACTTATGATTCGAAATAGGATAAAAAATTCTTGTACATCGGGTGTTAATGTTTATTCTGCAGAGTGGAATGAATTAGCAGAAGCTATATTAGGTTTCGCTTTTGTTGATGAACAAGACCATGATGTAGAATTGCTTGGGTTTGATGGAGATTATAGTGCATTTGATGCTAATCAAATAGTTATTGTAATGAATAAATGTTTTGATTGGTTAGATAGCCAGTATCCTGACGCAACGGATGAGGATAAACTTGTGAGGAAATATATTCGGAAAAATATAATATTCTCTAAGCATATCTGGAAAGATATTGTGTTTCAGACAGAAGGAGGAAATCCATCTGGTAATTGGTTAACAACCCACATCAACAATTTATATAATCTAATAGCTTTTAGATACACATATTATCGTGCTTTGCCTAATACCAAAGACTTGTTTCATTATCATGTCGCTCTACAAGTAGGTGGAGATGACAATATAGGTTCTTTTGATCCTATGATTGTTGATAGATATAATATGCAGGTTGTTATTAAGTATATGCCTGAAATTGGGTGTAAATATACTTCTGCAGATAAATCTGAAGCTACTTTAGAATATAAAGACTTCTATAATCTCACTTTCTTAAAGCGTACTTTTAGGAAATATGAAGGAAACTATATAGGTCCTATTGATATAAATTCAGCTTTAGAAATTTGTCAGTGGACAAAGACAAATAGAATGGATATTTTTTATACGAATGTTAAAAATTCATTAAGAGAATTATCACTACATCCTATTGAGATCTTTGATTCAAAGAGAGCAATACTTAAGCAGTTTATGGATGCAAGAAATCTTGATACTGATTTTATAGAATTTCAACTTCCTCACACATCTCTTAGAGATAAAGTGTTGAAAATGGAATTTTATGTCTAAGGAAACATTGTCCTCCATGACAATAAACTGGTGTATCTGTCCGCACAAGTAAAACCCTGGCAGAAGGTTCGTCCGAAAGACGGCGTTAGGTAAGCCCGACATGCTTATCACTGGTCCAAAACCGCCCTTCTTATTCGAAGATTGGGAGATTGAATGAATCTAAGATCTTACCATACCGTTAAGGAGGAAGAGTCAACCACCCATCGGGAATGACTATAACTTTTCCCTGATTCTCGCTCACTGCTACGTCGACTCAGTACAGTGAGTCAAATTTCGGGTTGCTCCAAATAATAACACTCAAAATGATTCGGTGACTGTTCCCGTGGAAACAGGTACACCCATGAATCAACCTTATCAAACCACCCACGAAAACAATGATTCTTTTCATGCGGATACTACACATGTAAAAGATGACGGACTTGCCACTACTGTCGTAACTGGCGATGAGTCCAATAACGCTTATAAAAGATTATTGGCTTTGCATTCGCAAGACCAAGATCAAAGCATCGCCTCATTTCTAATGAAACCTATAAGACTTCAATCTGCAGCTATGTCTAATACTGACGTATTAACAACGTTGTTGTATGATGCTGTAATGCCTAAGACATATTTTACTGTCAGTGCATTACCAGCAGACAAAGTTAAAGGTTTATTTGGATCGAGGTTTACTATGGTCATTACTCTTCAAATAAATGCTACGCGTTTCCAACAGGGCCGGTATATGTTATACTGGGTACCTTTCGGAGGTGTGCGTAGTCAATCTGACAAAACTGTTGCTTGGATTAACTCCCACACAGGTCGATTGCAATCGCGCACTCAGCTCCCACATGTAGAAATTGATGTTGCAACTCAAACTTCGGTACAGTTGAAAATACCTTTTTCTTCAGTCAATACTTGTTGGCCAACAGGAGCTATCTCCGATGTTAACGATTTTGGTGCATTAGGACAACTAAGACTTGTTCCTTATATGCCCATGCGCGCTGGATCTGGAGATATCTCTGCAACTTATACATTGTGGATGCATTTAGAAGATTTTGAACCATATGGCAATGTTATTCCACAATCAGGTGTGACCATAACGAAGAAACGTTATGCTAAAAACGCCTCAGAGATGGAACAACAGGAAGCCGGGGTTGGCCCAATTGGTGGCATGCTTGCGAAAGCTTCAAAAGCAGCATCAATTTTATCGCCAATCCCAATCGTAGGTCAATACGCTTCAGGGGTATCATGGGCTACAGATATTTTATCACGCGCTGCAAATGTCTTTGGTTGGGCAAAACCTATAAATTTAGCTCCAACTCACAGATATTATACAGAAACATCGTGTAATTTAACTACTGTAGACGGAATTGATAACTCTAATTCTCTTTCTTTAGTAAGTACTAACAAGGTCGTAGACTTAGTTGGTTTTAGCAATAAGAAAGAAGATGATATGACCATTGCTTCTATAGCAATGCGTCCAGCTTACACCTATGGTTTTCAGTGGCCAGACACTGCATCAAGCGGTGATGTGTTATCGGTAGTTCAAGTCAAACCACACGACTTTTTAGAGTCGGTTTCGGTTGGCGGAAGATCCTACTTCTTTTTAACACCATTACAGTTTTGTTCGCAGTTGTTTGATTACTGGAGAGGTTCACTACAGTATACTTTTAAAATAGCAAAAACTGAATTTCATTCAGGTCGTATTGTTGTCGCATTCTCACCCGAGAATAAAAAGTCCACTTTTGCCACTGCATCTTTGACGTCCACAGACTTCATTTATAGGGAAATTATTGACTTAAGACATTGTAACGAATTTACTGTTACTGTTCCTTATATGGGAACAAGTCTTTACAAGTCAACTTGGACAGACACTTTGATCGACTTAGATGACAAAGTAGGAGCTGTTTTTGTATTTGTTTTAGATCCTTTGGTTGCACCAGACACCGTTAGTTCTACATTAGACTTTGTCGTTGAAGTTAGCGGTGGACCTGACATCGAATTTGCTGTTCCAACTTCAAGAGTTGAAATGAATCCTGCTCACAATGTTACCCCTCAGATGGGTTGGTTATCTTCCGAACCATCTGCGAATGACACCGAAGTAGTAGACATTGGTAATTCTAAAGTTGGTCCTCCTGTCTTAGATTTTGCTGAAGCCTGTATTGGCGAGCGAATCGTGTCTTTAAGGGCACTGTTAAGGAGATCAAATGTTGTCATTTATACTGATGCTACCTATACAGGCACTATCACTTGGACCATAAATCCTCATTTCTGGAATAGTAGAAATATTACAACTCCTACAGATTTTGTTTCGACAGATCTGCATAGTGTGTTGTCAAGTATTTATCTTTATGCCAGAGGTGGATTACGTTATAAAATTTTGACTACTAGTTTAATACAGGAAACTAATGACGTACGAGAAAATTACTGGTACGCTCAGTTGTCCACGAATTTTTATCCAGTAGACAAACATATAACGATGGCAGTTGATTATGCTAGTACAGGTAACAGCACGAATAATCCTATTTCTACGTCCAACTATTATATTGCTCACAGCAAAGATAGAAAGATGATAGAAGTATCTGTTCCAATGTACTCTTCTGAGATGATGATCAATACAATTGATTGCATGACAGGAGACACGTTGACACCAGATAGTTTAAATCGTGATTCAGTTGCACCAAAGTATGCAATAAACATAAGTAATAACCGAAATTGGAGTACTGGAGACACTCAATTAGCTAATACCATCTTGAAGGCAACTTCAGATGATTTTACTTTTGGGGGTTTCGTAGGTATTCCAGTATTACAGTTAACAAAAACTTATGTAGTACCAACTCCACCGTGAGTTCGAGAACTAAGAGTTTTATCCTTGTAAGGTTCTCTTTATTCGAACTCCTATTTTATAAATAGGCGGATTATTATCAGCCGTACAATTCTTTCTCGGCCGCCACAGTCGGGAATTTCTTCTGATAATTTGTAAAAAAAAAAAAAAAAAAAAAAAAAAAAAAAA